CCATCAGCACCGGCAACACCATCAGTTCCTGGTTTGACTCCAGACATTGTAATTTGATCTCTAGCAAGTACGGTGCTAGTGCTACTTCCTTCGCGAATCTGCACTTCGATTTTGTCGGGCATATTACTATGACTTGCTTGAGGACTATAACTATATGTACTACTAGTAGTATTTTGCACACTGCTATCATTTTTGAAAAATTGATAATATACAGTTCCAGATGTATTAAGCGCAGTTGCAGTTACTGTAGTGCTAGAAGGACTGGGCGAGCTGCCGGTAGCGCTATAGGTAAAGACTTGATCTGCTGCAGTTAAATTTACGACTCTACCATCAGCTCCATCAGCTCCATCAGCTCCATCAGCTCCGGCAACACCATCAGCACCATCGTTTCCTTGAATAGACTTACTAAGACTTTGAAGAATAGTTAAAGTTATGCTGGAACCATTAGAACGCTTTCCTGTTATAGCAATACTTACAAATGCTATATCTGCGGTCATATTACTATGATCACCTATAGTTGCATAGCTACCACTGTCTGTAGTAGACCCAGAAGTAATACTACTACCGGTGGTGGTTATTTTCCAAGTTCCGTTAGATGTTCCAACACCATCGTATGTTAGTTCTGTTGCTCCTTCATAGAGTTTAACTGTAGTTCCAGATCCTGTATACGTAACTGTTCCGGTATTAGTCACAGGCACACTATGAGAAGCATTACTTAAGCTTACTGTCAAGCCATCAACACCATCAGCACCATCAGCTCCGGCAACACCATCAGTACCATCAGCACCTGGCTTAACCCCGGACATAGTGATTTGATCTCTGGCAAGTACAGTGCTACTACTACTCCCTTCACGAATTTGCACTTCGATTTTATCAGGCATATTACTCTGATTAGTTTGAGGGGTATAGCTATAAGTAGTAGTCGTACTATTTTGCACACTACTGTCATTCAAAAAGAATTGATAATATACAGTTCCAGATGTATTAAGCGCACTTGCAGTTACTGTAGCACTACTTGGACTTGGACTTGTACCAGAGCTATTATACACAAAAACTTGTGCATCTGTAGTTAAACTAACAACTCTTCCATCTACTCCTGCTGCTCCGTCTGCGCCATCGGCTCCATCAACACCGTCCGTACCATCTTTAACTATAGGGATACTAAGATTCACACTTCTTTGCTTATTCGTATTTCCAGTATCTAACTTATCTCTAACTGTTACTGTAAATTCAAGAGCAGTGGCACTGTAAGTTGTAACCTTATCAAGAGTCTTAGTATAAGTTTTTCCACTTGTAGGATCAGAAAAAGAGGTTTCAGCAGTTTGACTTATATCTGAATTAGTGAATCCTGCTCCTGTAATCTTAAATTGAGGTTGTACCCATCCTTCAGCAACAGCAGTTAATACTAAATTAGTGTAGCTAGTAGTAAGCGTAGAAGACCCATCAAAAAGTATAACTGATGGAGCAGCTGTAAAAGTAATTACCCTAGCTTCACTATCTAAGTCTTTATTAACAACTAAACCTACAGGATAATATCTAAAGGTTCCGCTATCATTTCTTATTTGAGCAAAAACTGCATCCCTGTCTCTATCAAACTTAAAAGTATTTTCGTAGGCGGTTGTTCCAGCAGATATAGCAGTTGTAAAACTCTTATCTACTCTTACATCCGTATCTGAAGCAACAAATACTACTTTTGCTGCTTGAGTGCTACTAAACTTTATAATGTCACCAACGGCTAACTCACTAGAAAAAGCTGTGGAAGATCCTACAACTTTATTAGAGTTAGCTGCTACGCTTACAGTACCTGTTAAAGTAGTCCAGTTACTTGTATGGGTAGTATTTCCTGTTCCTGCATCATAAAAATATCCATACCCTAAATCATCATCTTGGTAAAATTTTATAAGTGTAAGGGGATCAGCAGCATCTGCGTCAAACATTATATAATGTGAAGCAAGCTGCCTATCAAATTCAGTAGACAGTGCAGAGTAATTAACAGAGCTAATATTAGAACAATCCTGAGAATACTCTGAAGCAGGACTTCCGTCAAATTCTTTTACAAACTGAGGATCTCCTATTGGAGAAAATACAAAATTTGAATTTTCTAAGTAAAATGTGCCTGCACTTGTTATATAGGGAGCAGAGTTAGAAACACCTCCCAAAGGCATTCCAAAACCTCTAGGCACAGATTGTTTTACAGGATCTAGTACTGTAAAGGTAGTTTTTGTTACTGCTGATTTTCTTCCTTGGGAGATAGTTCTAACACCAACCGAATAAGTTCCTGGTGGAATATCTAACCCTTTTAAGTATCTTACGTCTTTACCCACTGTAAGAGGATTAGAAGCTAAAGGAAGATTATGCTCTATTTCGTACCCATCTATGAAAGGATAAATAGAAGTGGCATTTCCCGATTGTGTAGGAGCATCCCAAAAAAGTTCTGCATCGTCTTCAAGCTCTCCAGGCCCCAGGTCCGAAATATGAACATAGACATTTGTAGGAGCAGGAACAACTTCGGTTGTTTTAGGTGTAGGAAATACAGGATCTTGTGTCTTTAAAGAAAAAGTATCGGATTCTATAGAAGTAAACTTTTGGTTATCGTGTTCTACTGCTGTAATTGCATATAGTTGATCCTCTTCCTGAGAAAGAGAAAGAATTTTATAAGTCTTTTTAGAGTCTATTGTATCTACAGAGGATACGGTTTCTCTTAATACCCAAATTGTTTCTGCATTCGGAGTAGTAGAAAATGCGCTAGAGACTGTTAAAGAAGATATTCCTGTTCCAGCAGAAGTAGAAACAGTTTGTTCTTCTACTCGAGTATATGGCTTCCAAGTTGTAAGAACTGGATTACCACTATCATCTACTAAATTACTTGCTACACTCTCTGTGGTGATAGCACTACTATCCGCATCGGTTAGTATTAAATCACCTTCTGCGTATGCAACTCCATCAATCGTGGCAGAATCTTGAGCAAGAAAAGTTGCAGGCTCTTCTACAAGAACGCTTAATTTATAAGTAGACCCAGAAACTAATTCTATGCTTCTATCCAAAGGGACAGTAGTAGTATTTCTTGTACCTGTGTTACTTACTCTTCCACTATATATAGTATTTCCCGGATACCTATCAGCATCCTGCACATTTATAATATCTCCTGGAGCGAGAAAATTAGCATTTATAGAAGTTTTGAAACTTACTAACTCTGTCTGATTTACAGAAGTCCATAGCTTCCATCTTCCATATCTTATTGCTTGACCTTCTGAGGTACAGCCAAAAGCAACAACATCTTTACTAATTATTTTTTCAGTTTTTACAATGTTATCTCTATCTTCTAAAACTAAATTAGAAAGTTTATAATCATTGTCAGGATCATTCCATTTTACAACTATTTGATTGGCTCTAGTTTTTGATCCTGTGCTTTCATAAGAAAACGCTCCATCTATAACATTTGATTTTGCAAAGTTATAAACAGGATTAGCAGGTTGATCTATAACTGGAAAAACTTCTCCATCTAACCAATAGAGCATACCATTAAAAACAGTAGATAAGTCTTTAACTACTTTGAAAGCGTCAGTGGCTTTCGTCAGGTAAGTATTTGTTGTATATCTAGCTTCAGTACTTTCACTTCCATCAGCTACCATTTCATCGCAGTATCTGGCAATTCTATAGAGAGCAAATTTATCTATCTCAGATCCTGAAAGCCAGTTTCCAAGTCCATATCTATTGTTTGTTAAAATATCATAAAATATCCATGCAGGATTATTTGTGTATACTTTCTGTGCGCGAAAACTACCATCCCAATCTTGATATGTGCTTTCTATTGCTCCAGTGCTTACATTACGAGTATATTTAGCTTCTTTTCCATCATTTTCATCTCTTGTAACATAATTACTAGGTACAAGAACTTTTAATCCTTTACAATGATAAGTCCGTTTTGGTAATTGATTATTAAAGTCCGAAGCCTTTGCTTGAACTTTTGCCATTGCCGTCAAAGGGTATCGTAAATTTTCTTTAATAATACTGCTTAAAGTGCTTATAGATGCTGCCGAAGCAGTACCATACCTGTTACTAGAACTAGGAGTACCAGTAGTAGTCCAAGAATTATATGCTACATCTTGATTGGTTGTACGAGTAAATTTTATCTTAAAATCTATAAAAGGAGCGTACTGTTTCAGATCAAAAATTTCTTCAAATATTATAGGAGAATTAGAAGCAGCAAAGTGACGTGTTTCAGGCAAAGTTATATAGCTACCATAGCCATCTGTAGTATTTCTTTTTATTGCTATCTGTGTGGTATATAAAACGGTTGCTTTTGTTTGCTTTCCTTTCTCTAGATGTCTATTCCATAACTGAGGATAGTTAAAGAATACTCTTATTTCATCTACTTCTTCAGCTTGAGCAGCAGTTAGGCCAAAGCCAGAAGCAGAAGTTCCTTCAAATTCTGCACTTGTAGTTCCGCTTCCATCTTTATACTTACTAATAGCTGTTGCTGAAAAAGAACCTCCTGGCCCTATAGCAGTATTATTTACTCCTGTTCCTGCAGCATCTAAAAATGTCTCTTGTCCCAATGTTCCTGTTCTGAATTGTAATGCTGTATTTGTATATTTGCTATACAAGTTTACATTATCAATCAGGCTATGAGACGAATAAGTTCCTGAGCCTAAATCACATTGAAAATTTCCTGTAGCGCCAGTAAAATTACTTGCAAGAGTAAGGGTGCTTTGATCAGCAGCTACAGATGAAATTTCTAGTTTTCCATCCACAATAACTGTATAAGTTCCATCTGAATATAATGGACTAATATCTGATCCAACGATAGGTCTACAATATCCTACTGTTCCAGAGTCTCTACTGTCTAAGTAACCTTCAAATACAGTTTGATTATTGCTGTCTACAAGTCTTACAGTTGCTACAGACTTAAAATTTGTATCATCATATAGATAAGCATCTACCCAAAAAGAAGAAGTAGTAGTAACTTTTACTCCTCTAGAATCTCCGGTTCCTGTCCATTCCACTGTTGTAGCTGAAGTAGAAGAATCAAAACTTCTTACAATTAAATATTTTGTTCCATTAGTATCAAGAGCTATATCTTTTGTATAGCTGTTTTTATTTATAGTTACAGAAGAAGAACCATTAGTAAGAGTAAAATTAACTCCTGTTTCAGAAAGTCGAATAGTAGACTGCTCATTTGTTTGCATGGAGTCTCCGTTTAGAAAAACAGAGCTACCACCATCTACTAGACCATATATTGGGCCTTCTGAAATTATATCTGTAAAAACTGCGGTCTGATCTTTTGCAAGTCTTGCGCTTTCTTCTGCTTTTGCACTTTCATACTCTGCAAGTGCTACCGCTTCTTTGTCTCCTTCTGAATCTTGAGTAAAGTCGTTATTAAAACTAAGAGTATTTTGTAAAACAATGTTACCTTCTGCTGAAGGAACTGATTGAGATTGCTCTAAAACTCTATTGCTTTGTAAAAGTTCGAAAGATACTGGATAGCCTGGAACTCTTAGCTCTCCATATAAAAGAGGAATAGGTAGTCCTTCTGCTATATTTCTTTCACTACCATTAAATAAATATCCTTCATCTTCTTGATCGACTGAAGGGTCTGGAGCCATCATTTCTGCAAGACCACTCATTGCTAAGTTTGTTGCAATTCCTGTTCCTACATACACACCAGCTTTTAGTAAAAATGAACCTGACTGAGCAGCTCCAGCAAGACTTTGTCCGCCGGCTGCTGCTAAGCCTGGTATCGGTAGAAAAATAAGAGCAAATATTGCTGCAGCTGCTAGTATTTTTCCAAATCCTGAGCCAGATCCTGCAGGAATAGCAGATATTATTACATCTCCTTTAAGTACAGGTAAAAAATATTCTTCTGGAGTATCTATATCAGTGTCTTGAGTATCTACAACAAAATTATACCCTTTCTCATGACACTCTATCAGATACTCTTTAAAATCAGGGCGATTAGCATATACACAACGAAGAGCGTCTTGAACTCTGTCTCCAGTAAATGTAAAAGACTCCCCAAAACGAAGAGCCATGTCCCCTTGTAAATATATTTTATGCGAAGTTTTCATGTTTTCTACCAATTATACTAACAACTCTTTCTTTTGGCTCTAGTATTTCTAGCTCCATGCTTGGGTAACTAAATATATAGTAAGGAATTCCTAAAAAATCACAGTATCTTTTGTCGTTTTCACTTGCTTCACAAGGTAAGTCTGGGTGACTATGAACTATTCCTACTATTTTGTATTTTTTTACTAAATTTATATATTCCTGAGGGTCAATTATAAAGTCTTCTCCTCTTTCTGCTACATTAGTACAAGGAACCCATTTAGTTTTTTCATGTTTTTCTATTAAAAGCCCACACCCTTCTTTCGGATATTCTTTCTGAAAATGGCTTTCTATTTCTTCTATCATCTAAACTTCATACTACCTATAAAAGCTCCGAAAGGCAAGGCTTTGGAGGTATTTTTTGTAGTTGCAGGAGCTTGATTCGCTGATGTTTTTGTTTGTGGAATAAACTGAAATCTACATTTACAAGAGTCTAAAGTTTTTCCACAAATATCACCTCTTTTCCAGTATTTTGAAGAAGCAGAAGGAGCTTCTCCGGAACCAGAGGATAAAGCAGTAGTACATTCCCATACTGTAGTTTGTCCTCCTGAAGTATACTCTACATAGTCTCCAACTGAATGGGCAGTGTCTGCATATACCGTATAGGTTTCATATTCTCCTGCGGACCATCCAGTCATTGTAGTTCCAGAAAGAACTATAGGTTTATTATCATATGTAAAATAAGCTTTGTGAGAATTTATACTACCAGAACCATCAGCATAGTCTATTGTGCTATTCTTACTCCAAGTACACCCGCCAGATAATCCTAAGCTATGTCCTTGATATATCCAGCTACAGTATTTTCCTATAACTGTTCTATTAGGCAACTTGAGTCCTGACAAATCAAATGGAGAAGCTAACTCAAATGTAACTGCAACATTATTTTCACTAAGTATTCTATCTAAGTAAAACTTTCGTACAGGAAACTCTATGGGAGGAGAAGCATCCCCAGTTTCTCCGTATAAATATTTTTTAAGAGTAGTTCTTTGAACTAAAGAGTTTCCTATTAAATCTTCATTTCTTATATCGCCTATTTCACTAGAAAAAGTACTTAATACATTTGCGATTGTAAGTTCAGGGCGATTCATAGCACCGTCAGCACTTATTTCTAAACTTGACATTTCTATGGGCAAAGCTGTATACGTCCTTACCGTATAAGGACTTGTTCTGTCTCTAAATTGAACAGTAGTTAAATCGGCTTCCAGTCCTGAATGAAAATACAGAGTAGAGCTAGAATCTAATTGTAAATCAAAAAGATAAACTAACTCACTTCCAGGCTCAATAACCTGTACACTATCAATTAATTCTGTCATGCTTCGTAAACTCTTCTAAAAGTTGCGGACGCGCTATAAAAATCATCATAGGAGTAGCTTTGAGAGAAAGAATCGCATACCACTTTAATAGTGGTCTCTCCGCTATTATTACTATCTGGAATAGTAAAACTAAGTGCTGTAACTCCTTGCAAAGATCCTAAATATCCTGTAATATCGTCTATCTCTTCTTTTGTACGATTATTAAAAGTTACACTGTAGCTTTCTTGTAAACTATTAATTCCATTTGCAATTCTCTGTTCGTATCCATCTCCAAACTGAGCCAATAAAACTTTTGGCTGAGTTTGACGAGTCATTCCTTTATCTGGAAGTATTTGACGCGATCCATAAGTAGCTGTGGTTGCAAATCCTAGTGCCATTATGCTACTCCATACGGACTAAGCATTCCGCCTGATCTCTTCTGATTCTGAATTTCTTTTTGTACTGCCATTGCAATTGCCTTTCCAAAATTTGCTGATTGTTGTTCGGCCCCTTCAACACTTGTAGTAGCGGAACCGTTATTGTTTACAGCAACATTTACCGTTACTCCACCAGAGCCTTTCATATCTACAGGAATTGCTTTTCCGTTAGGGAGAGGAACTACAGCTTCATTAAATCTGCCTTCTCCTACAAGTCCTACAGTTGGCTGATTTATAATTCCTCCATTTGCATATGATTGAAATCCGCCTTCCGCGATTCCACCATTAGCAAAAGCACGATCAGGAAAAATTCCAACCATACTAGCTAGCTTTTCGGCATTAGTATAGCTTGCACCAATTGGCGTTCGTCCTATCCCTAAACGATTTCCTGCAGGTATTCCAACCAGGGATCCTATGGACGATACTACTGGAGCCGCCATACTAGAAGCTCCTAACATTCCTGCTATAGTAGTTCCCGCAGCTAGCATAGCAGCAGATATCGCCCCAGCCGCTGTTGTGCCCCCT